TGACTTGACCCCATATTACAGCGACGGCAAGCCTGGCTATATCTGCTCAAACTGCCACATCTACGGCGCGCCATCAGAGCCAACCAAAGAGAACGGTTCGCAGACCAGGTTAGAGGAGGCGCTGTAGATGGGCCAGGTAAGCGGTGCGGGGGAACATCCATCGCAACCCAGGAGGAGGTTGTCTCCGAGAAAGCGATATCCTGAAGCGGCTGCAATAATTGATGACTATCAAGAGCTTAGTGCTCTGGCCCCTGCAGAGGTCAAGCGGCTCTGCGGCGGCGGGAAGAGGTAGGAGCTGATGGCTCGCCCTTGCGGTCCATGCCGGGATGAGCGGCGAAATGAACTTGACCGCCGCCTATTGGAAATGGATTTGACCGGCGAAACATACCGTAGTATTTCGCAGGATTACCCCTATTCCAAGGATGCATTACGCCGGCATAAGACAAACCATATCGCCGCCATAGTGGGAGATATCAAGGCCATCATGGAGCAGGCCAGGATAGAGGTTCTGGAAGAAGCCCGCCAGCAGGAGATGGAAGATCTCAGGGAAGAAGTAATCAGCGCCGCAAAGGATAGCATGGCTGCCAGGCTGGAGAACGCCGCCGGTTTCATCGATCAGCTCCGGGAAGTCAGAGACAAAGCAGCTGGCCTATTGGATCAGGCCGAAGCCAGCCAGGATATGAGGGCAGCAGGAACCTTCCTGAGAGAGCTACGTGAACAAATCCGGCTCATGGCTGAGTTGGAAGGCCGGATTGCATCACAACCCCAAATCACGCTCATAAGCTCTCCTGAATGGGTGGAAGTGCGATCTCTTGTTATCAATGCCCTGGAGCCCTACCCCGAGGCCAGGGAGGCGGTAGTTCGTGCCATCCGTGGGCGATGATCTGGCTTACTCCCTAGACCCGGTTCTATGGTGTCGGGAGGTGCTCGGTTTCTCACCGGACCCCTGGCAGGCTGATCTGCTCAGGAGCCGGTCAAAGAAAATTATCCTCAACTGCTCTCGGCAATCAGGCAAGTCCACAACTTGCGCTGCCCTAGGGCTCCATGAGAGCATCTATAGGCGGCCTTCCTTCGGCTTGGTGATAGCTCCTAGCCAGGATCAATCCAGCGAGCTTATGCTAAAATTTGATGAGTTTCGGGGAGCTGTGGAGCTGCCCTCCGACTATCTCTCCACCGACACCAAGCTTGCGGTGCGGTTCGCCAATGGCAACAGGTTCATCGCCAGGCCAGGGAGTGAGAAGACCGCCCGATCCTTCTCTGCTGTGACCTTACTTCTGGAAGATGAGGCAAGCCGAGTGCTGGATGATCTTTTCAATAGCGTTAGGCCCATGTTAGCAGTGAGCGATGGCCGGCACATTCTCATGAGCACTCCTTTCGGCAAGCGAGGCCATTTCCATAAGATCTGGAGCGATGAGCGGGATCTATGGGAGTCCTACGAAATTCCTGCCGAGCAATGCCCACGCATAACACCGGAGTTCCTGGAAGGGGAGAGGAGATCGAATCCCTGGTTTGAACAAGAATACCATTGTCATTTCATGGAAGCTTTGGGGCAGGTCTTTAGTGATGCTACAATTGAAATGATGTTCGACACTGACGAAAAACCATTATGGGGGAGTACACATGCATATTGATGACGAACCACTGCGACCGGGCGAGGTCCGAGCTTTTGTTAAATACAAGTCTACACCAGCGCGACCAGCGCCACACCGGTATTTTGTGGGATGGGATATAGGCCAGAGCCAGGATTACAGCGCCGTGGCTGTCTTGAAAAAGACGGATGCTGGAAACTATGTGGTGAACCACCTAGAGCGGCTGCCTTTAGGCATGAGCTATCCTAGCCAGATCGATCACATCTATAGCCTGGCAAACCGCAAGCCGCTTGCCGGGGCGGATACAACGGTTTGCTTGGACAAGACAGGAGTAGGTGCGCCGGTATATGATGCAACCCGTAAGAAAGGCATCAATGCGGTTGGCCTCACCCTTCACGGTGGAGATGCGGTTACGTGGGACGAAGATAGGATGGCCGTCAAGGCCCCCAAAAAGGATGTAATCGGCTGTTTAGTGGTCCTGGCACAATGTGGCTCGATTAAGATAGCCAAAGGGTTACCTTACGGCGATACTCTGCTAAAAGAGCTGAGAGACTATCAGATTAAGTTCAATCCCAACACGGCTAACGTCTCCTTTGGCAATGGCCGAGAGGCCGAGCACGACGACTTAGTTCTAGCCGTGGCAATCCCGTTATGGATCGCAGAAAATCGTTATCCTCGGCCCAATCCCATCTGCAGGCTAATTTCTGTAGGCGGTAGGCATCGATGGTGAAGGTAGCGGCTTTCTGGTTATTCCTGGTCTTCGGTGTGGTCACAGGCCTGGCCATGGCCGCGCTGCTCCTATCCCTGGCGGGTATATCTGCCTGAAAGAAGGGAATTACCCGCCCCGTCTCTTTTTCCATGCCTTAAATTGCTTTTAAATGAACCATGAATAATAATAGCCCCAAACCATAACATTTATACGTATATGGCTATACGTATAGAAGTATGAGACAGAAAGTGACCATAAGTCTAGATTCGGAGATAGCCGAAAAGCTGAGATTGCAGTCCATCAAGAAATATGGTAATTCCCGGTCTATGAGCCGCTTGATTGAAGATCTGGCAACCGGCGCGGCAGAGATGGAGCAGCCCGAGGCATGCTCGATTTTGGGGCATAGGAGCGAAAATTCCTTCATAGAAGAGGATATATTCAAAAAGGGTGTGGAGAAAATTACCGCACAACTCCCTAAAATTGAGTTTCTGCAAAAGCTAGACCCGCGTGGCCATACGTCATCTCCAGCCATGTACTTCATGCTAAAAGAAGCATGCGAACTTGAAATAAACAAGTATGCCGACATGGTTAATGAATGCTGGAGCTGTGCAGGTTTGAATGGCCCACTACCTAAGTGTTCCGATGCAGGAAAGAATTTTGTGATCTATGCGTCGATGGATAACAGTCTGAGATAACAAAATCTCTCTTTACGGATATACGTATAAGTGAAGGTAGGGAATGCTATGAAATGGAGATTTGTGTTGGTCGGAATGCTCTTAATGAGCGCGTTAGTGGTTATGGCCGCAGCGCAACCCGAAACAGCCGCGAAGCTTCCCGAAGTGGGGGATATGGTGGTGGTTATCACGCCTTACACCGGACTTGGCTTTTTGTGGATGGCCGGGAACGTGACTGCTCAGGATGATAGCACGATCTGTATTGATTGTATCTCCGCCGAAATAGGAAACGGAGATGGGCGCTCAAGTCTCCCTGATACTGATTTCTTAGGTAACAATTGCCTAGGCAAGTCAAGTTATCTGATTCTTAAAATTGTACCGGATGAGCATATAGGAGAGGTTATAGCGAGGGCAGACACCAGACCCCATTAAGTATGTATAACCTGTTGATCTCATCCTCTCTTTTTCCGTCTATTTATCCCGGATCGCGGCGGCAGATATTTTTATAAACACCTTTTCGACTCGACAAGCCTACCTTTACGGTATGGGAAATGTTGCTAGAAAATCACGGCGCTGCATATCGGTTAGATCGATAGCAGTAATCTAAACCAGATCGTGCCTATACTACCTGGAATGACCACTTTGCCAGATGAGAATTTAGGCAGGATTTAGCCCGGCTAGAGGGAGCTGAGGGAGCGGTACGTGTAACTTGCAGAAGGGCCTAAAAGTTCTATGTTATTTTCTTCCATACACTCAATAATGTCATAGAACTATTGGAACCGCAGAGACGCAGAGGCAATCATTTATACATCCCCAACTTCCTTTTGTGATTAATTTATGCACAAAGAAAAAGCAATCGCCGAAATCGAGGAATGGAGATTGAATCCTCAAAAGGTCCGCTTTGAGCGCCTATGTACGATTGCTGAAACATTTGGATTTAGATTCAGCCGCCAACATGGAAGCCATAAGGTCTATGTGCGAGATGGAGTCGAAGAAATATTGAACTTCCAGAACGTAGGCGGGAAAGCAAAACCTTATCAAGTCAAACAATTCATAGAAATACTTGAAAAATACAAGCTACTGGAGGCTGAAGGCGATGTATAAAATAGAGATTTTCTATAGCGCAGAAGATGAAGGATATATCGCTAT